TCACTTGGAAATCTGTTCTTTCAAGTAGGATTCAAGTACGTTTATGTCGGCATTAATCACGATGCTATGTCGTTGATAGGTTTTGCATTCATGCAAAAACCGACCGATGAATTGATGGAAATTCTAAAATTAAAGGATGAGATATTATGAGTAAGTTAACTGAAATCTACCATGAAATTGAAAACCAGTTGCAATGGGGTCCAGCACTGGCACCATTTTTTCAAGAATTAATGAAGGAAATCGATTTATTGAAAGGGAGTAAAGGCACTATTGAGCCAGTGAAAATTGAAGAAAAACCTACTGTCGACACAGAAGCTCGTCAATCTGCTGTTGACGCACACAACGAGATCACATCGTTAAAAGAAACCATTACCACCTTGGTATCTTCGCATGAAGAATTGCAAAATGCGTTGCTTCATGTATTGTCGAATAAGTCAGAAGTTCAACAAGACCCACCAGATGGACAAGAACAAACGCAGGATTCACTAACACCTCCTGCGACATCGAGCACAGCGGCTACCGTGCAAACGGCCATTGATCTCCCCGCCTCCACCTGAGCGGTAGTTCGCTGTGCACACATTGAAAATTGAAGGAGATTGAAATGGCTACAAATTTTAAAGAATATCCAAAGTGGATGCATCACCCCAATCATGAAGCTGCTGTCATCGAAAAAGAAGATGGTCCAGATAAAGGATTGTTTCGGGCTGGTGGTAAGCAAGTGAAAGCAGAAATGTTTCCACCTCAACTTGTGGTGAATCGTGATCAAGAGCAGCAATGGGCAGCGCGCGGTTATCTTCCGGCCAATTGTTCTGACCCTGAAGCATACGAAAAGACCATTCTTGACGGATCAGTTGATACATCGAACCGCGGCGGCGCATATCCTAAGTGGAAGTATTCGCCGACAGAGATGCCTTTAATCGTAAAAGATCATAAGGAAGAATCTGCGCTGAAAGGTGTTTGGTTCGATACGCCATCGGAAGCGCAGGATTACGAATCCGACGACGATGAATCCAGTGATTCTGACACGGACATTCCTAATGCTGTTATTGAAACGGCCAAGATCGATAAACGGTCTAAGGCGTACAAGCAATCCGCTAAAAAATAAAAGGTAATGACATGACCACAGCGCTCGATATGATGCAGGCATCGTTGGAACAGATCCAGGTATATCCTCCTGGCGTTACGATCGGTGCGGCTGACTCTGCGCGCGCGCTGTGGGTTTTGAATAACATGCTGGATAACTGGTCAAATCAAAAGTTGGCTTGTTATGCCAACGTGGAACAGTCATTCGTATTACAGCCAGGCGTGAATCAATACAGCATCGGCGTTGGAGGAACAATTAATAAAACAAGACCTTTGACGATCAATACCGGTCCTGGTGCCGCGTATCTCATGGATTTCAATAACATTCGATATCCTATGGATGTGGTTGAGCAAGACCAATGGAACCTGATTTCTTTGCTCACTGAGCTATCAGACTTGCCCACCACACTGTTTTACGATCCGCAGTACCCACTCGGCTTGATTAACGTATTTCCGCAGCCAACGATGCAATACACCGTTTATTTTGATTCGAGGTTACCGTTGATCGATCTGGTCAATAATCAATCAACTTTCAGTTTGCCACCCGGGTATCTCGAAGCGATTCAGAATAACTTGTCTGTTCGACTGTGGCGGTACTACAAAAAAATACCTATATCTCAGGGGGATCCAGATTTATTGATGCTTGCGAAAGACTCTCTTGGCGACATCAAACGCACCAATATGCGTCAAAGCCCAAGCATTTACGACAGTGCCGTGGTCAGTAAAGCGAGTTCTGTCTACAACATATACACCGATTCTAGTGGTAGTCCAGGGCGTGGTTAATTATGGCAATTAGTCCGATCATGGAGTCATTCAATCAGGATAGATCAAGGTCCGGCAATAATGACTTATGCATCAATCTTTATCCTGAGCATACGGATGGCCCAAAAGGTCCAGAAATAGGATGCCTTTTTGATCGAGGTGGACTAGTTCTGCTTGCTACCGTTGGAGTGGGACCAATTCGAGGTCAATTCGTGTCGAATAACGGTTTGATGTATGTCGTCAGTGGAAACCAGTTTTATTCCGTCAGTGCATCATATGTAAGCATATTGATCGGCACCGTTGGTAGTTCATCCGGTCCGGTTCAGATGGTGGAAAGTCCTACGCAGATTTTGGTTGTTGATGGTACGGGAGGATGGTGCTGGAATTTTTCCACATCGACTTACACACAAGTCATTCCAAACTCAGCAACTTCAAATACAGGGCCTTCAACGGTTGTTTATCAAGATGGTTTTGCAATTGTGAATTCGGCCAATTCGAACATCATTTATCAATCGAATTACAATGATCTCTCAACATACGCAACGTTAATCGGAGGCAATCTTGGCGCTACTGCCAATGATGCTTATGTACAAGCCAACCCTCAAAATGTAGTCAGTCTCTACGATATCAAAGAAGAGGTTTGGATATTCAAACAAAAAACCGTTGAGGTTTGGATTAATCAAGGTGCAGCCGGTTTTGCTTTCGCTCAGTTACAAGGAGTATCGATCACAGTTGGATGTTGTGCTCCTTATTCTGTAGCTCGACTTGGAGATAGTCTTGTATGGCTCGGGTCAGATGATCAGGGCGATGGCGTCGTCTATATGAATCAGGGTTACGGTGCTAAACCGATTTCTACATTTGCATTGGCTGCTTTGTTCGTTAGTTTTCCGGTGATATCTGATGCAACCGCCTATTCATTCCAGCGCAACGGACATTATTTTTATGTGCTGACTTTCCCAACTGCCGGGGCAACTTACGTCTATGATTTAGTGACAGGAAAGTGGCACCAGAGGGCATACTTCAGCAATGGATCATTTACCAGAGAACTACCAAACTGTCAGGCATTATTTCAAAGCCAAAATGTAGTCGGAGATTACATGAGCGGCAATTTGTACATGATGAGCGATAACGTTTTTACCGATAACGGTAGTACTAGAAAATGGGTTAGATCATGGGATGCATTGCCACCAGGAGCACCAGAAAATACACCTATGTCTTACAACTCACTTCAGCTGTTTATGGAAACCGGTATCACCGTTCCATCCGGTACAAATCCTCAAATAATGCTGCGTTGGTCAGATGACGGTGGATACACCTGGACCAGTTACTTTCAAATGTCTGTTGGCGCTATCGGTAAAACAGCTTGGCGCGTGATACAAAACAGACTTGGATCGACAAAAATAGGCACTGGACTGGAACGAGTCTGGGAAATATCTGGAACTGACCCAATCGCAATTAAAATCACAGCGGCGAACTATGAAGGTGGACCAAGTTGACGAAGGTCAATTACCTAAACGCGAATACTCCGTTTTTACAGGGAGTTCCTAATAGTCAAATAACCAGAGAATGGTTTTTGATTTTGAATAATATCGCCACGATTTTAGGTGGTGGACAGGAAGTTGGTTCGATAACGGATATCGAAAATTCAATCACTACCATAGATGAAATACAGCAAATATATAATTCAGCGCCTTCTGTATTCGATAATACAAACAATTTACTGAACGTATCTCAGCAGCTTGCAACAATGAGTACGTTGATTCAAAACAATCAGCAACTCAAAGATAGGATATCCGCACTGGAATCTCAGTTGCAGAGCATAGGGAAAAATCAAGTTTCGAGTGATCCATTGTTGATGAATTTAATATCAGGTAACAGGCCTTTGTTAAACACATCAACAAATTCCACAAACTTATCCGGTGGATTGTCTGGCTCGATTCCTTATCAGACGGCACCAAATACGACTTCTTTTTTTAATCCTTCAAATTATGGATTAGTGATTTATAGCGCCGCTGGTATTCCATCTTCTATATCTGGATCGGCTGGCGTATTGCAAGGTTCTGCATCTGCAACACCTGCATTTACTCTTACACCAACATTAACAGGAACAAATTTCAGTGGAACCGCAGCAAGTCTAACAGCTGGAGCAGTAACAACTAATGCAAACTTGACTGGTCCAATTACTTCATCTGGTAATGCAACTGCTGTAGCGGCACAAACAGGTACTGGTTCAACATTTGTAATGCAAGAAAGTCCAACATTGACTACGCCAAATATTGGAGCAGCAACTGGGACATCACTAATATTATCGGGTGCCTCATCGAATCAAGTCTCTGTCGAAATATCAAGCATTTCAACAAATATAAACCCTTTTATTATAGTTGCAGATGCGATTCTTCCATCTACTGCTACTACGGGTGGAGCATATTTTAGATCATTAGTATCGACTGCTGCATCTGCATTCAATGTTACAAATGTGAATCATTTCGCAGCAAATCAAGGAACAATAGGTGCAGGATCCACATTGACTTCGCAAAGTGGATTTTCGGCATCTTCAAATATGACAGGCGCCACAAATAACTTCGGGTTTTCAGGCAATATTGTGGCCGGCACAACAAATTGGAATTTGTATATGACCGGAACAGCCAAAAATTATTTGGCTGGCAATTTATTACTGGGATCAAATACAGATGGTGGACAACAATTACAAGTTACTGGCACTTCAATATACACAGGTACAAGAACATTTACTGTTCCAGACAACGTAGCTGCATCGGTTCCAACAATCGCAAGCGCTACCACTATTGCGCCAACCACGCCCATATTATTTGTTTCTGGAGTTACTTCAATTTCGACAATAACTGCTCCAGCTGGAATGACCAATGGCGGTCAAATAACAATTATTCCCACAGGTCTATTCACTACACTAACTACTGGAAATATTGCCCTTGCATCTACAATGGTAGTCAATAAAGCAAATATATTTACGTACGTGGCATCTACGAGTAAGTGGTACCCGAGTTACTGATGTTTTCTGTGTAATTGTTGAAAATAAAGTATAATCCTTTAAAGATCGCCGGGATGGCGAACTACTCCTACAGCGCATAAGCCAAAGGAAAAAATCATGGCAATTCAATTTCTTAAATTGTTTCAACCTTCTGTGTTGACGACAACAGCAGCGGCTATTTACACGGTTCCAGCAAGTCCTACCACATCGTTACTGGGTAATGGTCAGGTTTTATTGACAAACGACACTGCATCGACTCAGGCAGCCTCATTATGGGCTGTACCAATCGGTGGATCTGTCGGTCAGGCAAACATATTTTTTCCTGCCATAGGCATAGCCGCATATCAAACTCAATTAGTTAATGTTCCTCAACTGGCCGCTGGTGATGCTCTATGGGCTTCTGCCGCTTCATCTTCGGCGGTATCGATCGCGGCAATGAGCGGAGTGATTCAGTCGTGACCGATAACTTTCAAATGACTCGCCGCTTAGCATGGGACTGTTACTTTTCGGGGGTCATGTCGATCAGTTTGCATCCTGGTTCAGGATTGGATAAGGGATATGGAAAAGCGGAAGAACGTTCCATTAGTGAATGCGCAAAAATAGCTGATGAAATGCTGATGGAGCGAGACAAACGATTTCCTGTTGATTCCATATGAAAATAGAACACATCCTATCGTCACTCAACGTCGCTCCAATTTATTGGAAATTGCAACAGCATCCTGAACTGTGGAATCAGCATCGAGCGCGAACCGAAAGTCAAGATAGTCCGCATCACGGTTTGGATGACATTTGGTGCAGATTCGGTGATCCAGAAAAAGCAAAAGATGGATTGCCTCATGACTCATTTTGGTACCCATCGTCTGACTTGCTGGGCATAAAAGAAATGTGTTTCGATTTAATGCGCTCTGTGCGAGGCGTAGAACTTGGTGGCGTGTTGATTACCCGCATACCTGCATGGGCATCATGTAAGCCGCATACCGATCCGGGATGGCACGCAAGACGATATGAAAAGTACGGCGTCCAAATTACCTCAGCACCAGAACAAAAGTTTTGTTTTGACGGAGAACAACTGGAAACTAAACCGGGAGATGTATTCTGGTTCGACAATCAATTTACGCATTGGGTCACGAATGACACGCCATATGAGCGAGTTACGATGATCGTATGCATACGCAAGGAGAATTGAAATGCCATGGGGCTTCGCGGCAGCCGCTGTAGGCGGCGCACTAATTTCAGGAGATGCTTCAAAGAGTGCGGCACAAACTCAGGCGAATGCATCCAATCAAGCGAGTCAAGTTCAACAGAACATGTTCAACACGACTCAGGCCAATGCACAACCTTGGATTCAAGGTGGTCAACAGGCATTATCTCAGTTGATGGCAGGAACTCAGCCAGGCGGGAATTTGACTCAGCAGGCCTATACGCCGTTCACCGCGGCAGATTTGAATGCGACACAGAGTCCTGGTTATGCATTCCAACTACAGCAGGGAAATAATGCCCTCACAAACGCTGCCAGCCTATCTGGCGGCATGAACAGCAATAACCTCCAAGGTCTGATCAACTACAATCAAGGCGCGGCCAACACCGATTATCAACAATCACTTGCCAACTATATGTCACAGTTCCAGCAAGGAAATGCGGTTAATCAGCAAAACTTTGCCAACCTTTCGAACTTATCTCAAACCGGTGCGAATGCAGGTCAGGGTCTTGGTTCTCAGAGTGCGACGGTCGGAAGTCAAATCGGAAATAATATCGTCGGTGCTGGACAGGCAACTGCATCGGGACAGATTGGAGTTGCCAATGCGCTTACCGGAGCTGGGTCTAGTGCGTACAATGCTTACTTGCAAAGTCAATATTTAAATCAAGGTAACACGGGATGGGATCCTTCAAGCGTAGCGGTTAATCCAAACACAGGTACAAGCCAATATTACGGCGCAACCAATGGCGGTGGGGTGCAATAATGCCAGTCGATAACAGTATCGCGCTTCAAGCACAGCAACCTAACCTGATGACGCCTTTTCAGGCGCAGCAGGGCGCATTGACGATTCAAGACTTGATGCAGCAAAATCAAATAAGAGCACAGCAAATCAAACAAACTCAGATGACCATGCGAGATCAGGCTGAGTTGTCAAAGGCTTGGTCAAACCAACAAAACATCGATCCTAAGACAGGATTGCTTGACCCTGAAAAAGTAAAGCCAACTGACTTCTCAAATCCAGCTATGTATCAAAAATTGGTAGAGAATCACACCACAGCAAGTTACAAGCAAAGCCAAGCCGAATTAGAGAAGCAAAAATCTCTGGTAGACACCGCAAAAGAACAGCAATCACAAAAAATGGAAGTTCTTAAGGACGCGCATGATACCTACGCACAAGCGATCGCTAACGGAATTCCAAAAGACCAGGCAGAAAATCTATTTCAGCAAAAATTGAGAGAGAACCTGAAAGAAAAGCAAAAGGTTGGTCTATTGCCGAACGATTTACAGCCACCACCCACCAATGGCGAACTGGCCGGCCGCAACTTATTCAG